ATGTTCAGAGAAATCAAAACTAAACAAGTTACTGTAAAAATAACACCAACTATGGAGGAATGGCTAAATTCAGAATCAGTAAAACGCGGTATAACAAAAGCAGCACTAGTACAGCTACTAATTAACACTGCCATGATAACAGGCAAGTAGTTAGTACTGTCATATTTCGAAGGAGAAGTACCCCAAAATAGCAGACAAAAAAACTCACAATGAAGTGAGTCGTTTTGCTGCATCAAAATATTAGTACTGCAATTTTTATGAGAAATGGCAGTACTCCCAACTACCGGACAGGATGTCTGGTATCAACTACAAGGATGTAATAAATGAACGGAAAATATGTGTGTGGTGTCGGCAAAAAGGACATCAATAAAGCGGCAGTAATTGAGTATTTGGTACAGGTCGAAGGCTATATAATTGAGGTCGCATTGAAATTGTACACTATCATGTATAACGCATGGTTGCATTTGCTGAACAGAGCCTATTCTGAAAAATATCATCAATCACATCCAACATATATAGGCGTGACGGTTTGTGATGAATGGTTGTTGTTTTCAAGATTCGCTAATTGGTTTACTAAAAACTATATAGGTGATTATGACCTTGATAAAGATCTTCTGAAACAGAACAACAAACAGTACAGTCCTGATGCGTGCAGGTATGTACCACAGTATGTAAATAAAGTATTGCTAGACTGTGGTAATGCACGCGGTTCGATGTTGGGTGTGAGTGGAAACGGTAAGGGTTTTCGAGCACGATGCAGGCAACTTCAAGCCAATGGCACGTATAAACAGATCGCGTTAGGCTCATTTGATAGACCTGAACAAGCACATGCTGCATGGCAGCGGGGGAAAATAAAGGCGATAGAACTTGTAATTGAAAAATATCAAAAAGAACCATGCTGGTATCCTGAAATTGTCGATGCATTGAATAACAGAATTCAGGTGCTGAGGAATGACATCAAGAACGGCTGTGAAACCAAAAAGCTATAAACAATTAACGGGATTGTTGGAGCAATCCCGTTAAATACTATGCAGTACTGAACCATCAATTCAGTACTGGCAAACTCAAACTTACAAGGATTGTATAAATGATGAACTATATTCAGGGCGATTGCGGATCGTCCAAAACATATATGACGATTGAAATGATAAAACGTACTGATATACCTTATTTATTGGTACATTCAGAACTGCAATTGATGAAACAGTCAGCCGCAGCGTTAGGTGATATCTGTACGGTGATATCATCTGAAACTCATAGCAATGTCGAATACGCCGTAAACCAATTTCTCAAAGAACCGACGCACAGAGTACTAATCATCAGTGAGCGGGCTTTTTTGCGTATTTCAGATTTGTCATTGCTCGAAAACCGAAAAATCATGCTAGATGATGTTGTTAGTTTTCATTGTTACAAGGTAATCAATACTGAGAAAAAACATGAAGTACACAAACAGTTGTTCACAAGTTTCACGGATCTCGATAAACAGTACTGTACCGCTGTTCCAATTACCCGTTTCAATGATGATCTTCTATCCGATATTCATCAACGTTTTGAATTTATCGATCTATATGACGAATTCAGAATGAACAGTAATTTTTTCAGTACTAAAATTCAGGACGGGCGTGAAGTTTACCGCGATGACTGTAATCAGCTTTCGATCATGGCTTGGGTCAATATTCAAAAGTATGTGGATGCTGGCCTGGATATGACATTCATGGCGAACAACTTCACAGAGTCACTACTGTACCGTTCGAACCCAGGTCTGTTTACAGAAGTCACAATGTCATTACGGCAGCGTGTAGTGCCAGTGAGTGAACGACTCAAGGTGTACTATTTCCTCGATAAGAAACGCTTTACCAGTACTTTCAGGACTGACAACCCTAATGCACTGCCTACTATTGCACAGTACATAGAACAGAACGTAACGGGTCAGTACTACTATACGTCGAACAGTTCAACCAAAGGCGACATGAGTAATATCCTCACTTCAGGCCAGTACATTTCACCTAATAGCCGTGGTATGAACTCGTACCAGAGCTACACAACGGCAGTTTGGCTTGCCAGCATGAAACCCAGTCCTGTAGAGGCTGTTATGTGTCGTGAGCAGTTCGGCATTACAGGCCAGGATTTGGTACAGGCTAGGGAGTTTGAGAACCTGTATCAGTTCATTAACCGCTCTAATCTGCGTGATTATGATTCTCAGAGTGAAATCGTGGTTTACGTTGTAGACAGAGAACAGGCTGAATCATTGGGTACTGCTAACATCCATCATATCGATCTGGGGCTAGAAGATGGCAGTACTGAAACCATGAAACCAGGTCGTCCGGCTGTATTCAGTGCAGAGGATAAGGTGATTAGGAAAAAATTCAGTACATTCATGTCTAACAGTAAGGGCAATGTCAGTACTGAACAGTTCAGCAAATGGTGTACCAAACGAAATCTGTCAGAATCGCAGGTAGAGATGCTTCGAGGGATGATGAAGTAAAACGAAAGGTCGCTAAAATGCGGCCTTTTTTATTGGTTGGTCGTAATGTGGAATTCACTAACATGGGTTAATTGGGATAGTGGGGTAGTTTAGTAGTTTGTGGGCGAGTTGAACACGAGCAGACAACCGAACGAAGCGAAGCGAAGTAGAGGGCGTAGTACTCAAGAGACGTAGTGAGCGGAGCGAACGAAAGTTGTCAGATGAACCATTAATTCTCAGTAAAAGAACTACCGAAAAAACTCAATAAAAAAACTTGTTCACAGGAAAACGGAGCGAAGCGAAGTTTTTCGAAGAACAGGCTGAACGAAGCGGAGCGGAGTTTGTGCCTCATTTCATAGTGTTATTAAAATGAAATAAACCAATAGCTCGCGTTGCTCACTATTGGTTTGCACATAAATTGGCGGGTTTTATCCCCGTCTGGCGACGGCTCTAAAACTCCTCCAATTTATGTTTTTCTCAGAAATAGATCCAACTAAAAGTGGAAAAAACCACCTTAAAGCTTTATAGGTAAATACTTCCACATTATTAACAACCCATGTTAGTGAATTCCACATACATCTAGACGGCTAAATGAAGTGATAAACAGTACAGGTTATGAGATATTTAAAGTACTTCATAAAATACGACATCAATAATTCAGTACTTTGAACTTTAAATAGAGACTCATTTATTAGTACTGCGATTTTTGTATTAAAAATTAATTGACAATGACATTTTCAATCCATATTATCCATCTCGCACAATGAGTGGATTACCCTCATACATATAAATCCTATGAGGAAGAACTAAATGAAAGCTGTGAAAAAAACATATTCAGTACAAATCGGTGAAGAAAAAATTCTGGAAAATTGCCATAAACTGGTGATTGATTTAGAAACAAACAACAGAACATATTTCACTGAGGGATGGGCAGAAGTTGATGGTATTAGTTCTCAGACTGATTTCCCTCAGACGGATTCAAATGTCATCGATAATATTGTACGGTTAGTAAACAACGATTTTCGGGTACAAGACATCTGTATTGAATTTGATGACGGTTCACATGTAACACACTTACGTAGTCATATCTGGGGAATTGATCGTGTACTGGTTTATACCAAAAAACACGGTGAATACTCTTTGCCCTTTCATAACAGGGATGTACCAAACCCAGACAGTGAAATCTACGAGAATGAACTAGTGTGGTCACTATGCTGGGAACACTTCCCGTCGCAATGGCTCAACGAGCATGGGGTACTTGAACGAATCTAACCACAGCCAAACTGTAGCGGTTCTGGAATACCGAACCACTAAAACACTCCAAACGGTATCCATAACATGATTAATAAAAATCAGCTTAAAAAACGTGGCTGGTCGCCAGCATTAATCCTAAAATTCTTACCTGAAAATAATGATTATTACTCAATTACTACTGTTGAAAATATTGAACAAACAGAAGCATTCAAAGCCGAGATGCAAAAAACAGTATTAAGAAGAACAACAGCAAAAAAATCATTAATGTTGAGCAGAGAATTGTTAGACATAATGCGTAAGAATAATTTTGGAATGTAGGTTTAAGTAATAAAGCGGGACAGTACTGCAAGTTTCTTGCTATGATGTAACCCCTGCCAGTACTGAACAATTGTGGGGTTTGTTATAGGGTTCAGTACTGGCAGGGAACTGAGTACTAATAACTGTCATTGCAATCCGATGCAGTACAATTGTACTTATACAGGTTGCCGTTCATATCAACACCGGAAATCTCATATTCACCGTTCCCTAATTTATGCTTAGATTGTCGCCACCGGGCACCATTTGCTGCTGTACCCCTAGTGATGGTGTCATCCCCCCAAACTCTAGTACGTTCTTCCCATGTCGCCCCAGATATTTTGTTGCGTCCTTTTATCTCTGTGATTTCTTCCCCGCTTGAACTCAGAGTTCTAGTGATAGTGTGAGTATCACCATTATCAAATGTACATATGCTGTGATTGTAATTGCCAGTACATTCAGCCTGTGCAGCGGAACATACGAGAGCAGATAACAAAAAAGTTGTTAACCGATTCATTTCTATTCCATCATTTTTAGAGTTGCAAAATCATTAAAGATCTTTATATGTATGCATGGACAACTAAATGAACAGAACCATTTATACGGCAAAATGGGAGGTATATAGTACTGCACCGTATAACTATTCCTAACCTCCTAAAAATAGGGGTATTTTTCCTTAAGGCGTATCTGTTATTTGGGGTAAAATGTGATGTTGATCAAGTACTGAACCATTGTAAGGTGTTAAGGATGGTTCAGTACTGCCTGGGGATGTGCCAGTACTGAATACTATAAAAATAAGTTGGGAATATTAGCGGAGTTTCCAGGTTTCTATAAGATGTTCAGCGGTAAACAGCTTCAGTAAAAGTTCATCTGAAGGTTTGTTGTTACTTAATGAGGAAATATATCTACTGATTTCGGTAAGGTTAACGCTGTGAGTTTGATAATTCAATTCCATATATTGAGAACCATTCGAAACATCGATTTTATCAAAGAATGCTTTAGCTTCTCTTGAAATGTCATGACCATATTTCTTTTCAAAAGCTACCGCATTAGGGTTATTAAACATATCTACTGCGTGTATAAAGTTTGCATCCAAGTATAATCTTGCGGCAAGAACAGAAGCATCAAAACTGTTGAAAATTTTGGTATCAATAAAGTTTATGATCGTTTGCAGGTTAGTATTTGATGGAGGTATTTCCACCCCTTCATTCCACATATCCCTGATAAGCTCACTAACCGCAGTTTTTTGAGATGTAAAACTCAAGTTATTTTGTTCTAGGAGGGCGGTGAACTTCATGATGACTACACGGGAAAATTCCTCGCTTCTGAAAAGCTGATCTAAATAATTAACTGGTACTCCCTGTTTGTAGCTAAGAGTTCTCACCACACTAATAAACTCATTCCGTTTCTCATCGTTATTGATCCAGGTTGGACGATAGAGGTCTTTGGTTTCATTCAACTCTCTTTTGGCCCTAGCTATAACCGCATAATATCTGCGTGTTTTCGCCTTATTGTACCCGCCAAAAATTACATAACCTAACCATGCTAAAATTAATAACCCGATGATTTCCATATTTAACTCGCTATATAATATATGATCTTTGATTTGAATTGAAATAGTTAGAATTGTAAGTACTTCAAATCTATCCACTAAAACATTATGTCATTTCGATTTAAGTGCTCGTGATGGATGGTTAACCCCTACTAAACATAGTGGGATAAACCAGTTATAAACGATTTGTGTACCTGTTGTATACGCCGCTCTGCATCTAGCCATTATTCCGAAAACCCACCCCAGCCGATACCAGAACACCGTTCTAGCGAAAATTTTGAGTTCTCACAATGCCTTAACTACCAAAGTTAGTAGGAGAAGTATCTTAAATATTGATCGAATCTACCTATTGAATACACTGTTATGCAAGATTTTACCGATCGATAAGGTTGTGAACTTTTTTGCAACGGATAAGCAACCTCTACATGCTGGAGAATTTTAATGATAAAAATGAGTGGTTTAGGTTTACTGTTGGTTTCTATCACAGCTTTTGCCGCTGATGACAAAGCCCTGAAAGATGAAGCAGAAAAAGCACAGCGTGACATTGTACTCTCTGGCTATCAGTGCGACCAGGTAGACAGCATCAAGACTGAAACCAGTTGGTTCTCAAGCGGTACAACTGCGAACGTCACATGTGATAAAGCGTACCATTTTTTAGTACGTTATAAGGGCGGTAAGAAGGTTAGTGTTGAAGTGGACTCCATGTAAAAGTACTGCCACTGTAGAACTCAATCATACCAGTACTGAACCCTAATCTGTCATCCTCATTCAGTACTGGCTGCAATAATCTTAACGGTCATACCAATAATTCATGGAAGGTAAATACTCAAACACACATGAGTAATTACCCTATGAGAACATCAATCCATCTTCCGCAATATGGCAGTACTGAACTGTATTTTGAAATGGTTCAGGAACTACTAGCCGTCATCGATACAGAGCCACTGATCAAGCTAGATATGAAGTACGACGAATATAACGAAATACTCCATATCAACTTTAGCCATCCCGAACCTGAACAACAGAATATGATGCAGGGTCTAGTACTGCTCTATTGCCCCGATTACCGCTGGCACTGCTGAACAGTACTGAACCGTTATATTCAATCAGAAGGGCAGTTCACCCTGGTCGCAGAACCAATCCTCATCGTCATGCATCTGATGCATACGGTGTACAGAGTTCAGATAGCTCAAACCATCCAGTACTCTATCAAGCGGTTCAGGGTATAGCAGAACGAAACAATCATGTTGAATCTGGCCTAGCCAGTACTGCCTGTACTGATTCTGGAAGAACACACGATCACCTATCCTGTACTCTTCTAACGATGATCCCCAGTAGCACACTGTACCCCACTGACCCAGATGTACGAACCGCTGAATACCACTGGTGATTGATGGATCGAAGCCGTCTTTGTTACCCATGATGTAAACTCCATAACACTGTATATTCATACAGTATTGCAGTTAGTGAAAACCCGAGTAAAGTTTCTGATAACAAATTTGTTAAGGTCAGACCAGATGAGAAGCGTGAGTTTTGTGATTCATTCAATTGCACGTGAAACCCAACTATATGAGTCAATGAGTACTGAAGAACTCATCAAACGCATTAATGCCGCATTATCAATGATATCTGAATTCGAAAACGGTACATTACAACCAAATTCATTGGAATTAGGTTGTGTATGTTGTCTTCTAGTGTCCCTATCCGATGAATACGCAAACCATCAACATTGGAAAACGATTGAAGATCTGTATGCTGGTGTTGAGCCTGGGTCATTAAAAATAGAAGTACTGGCATTGAGAGATGACTATTTGAAAGATCCGATCTAATCATGCACTCTATGCTGAACTTTATTGCTTAGTGCACAGAGAAATTCATCAAGCATACGTAACACAAATACAACAAAAATAATTAATTAGGAATACAATGTATAACTCACGGAATGTTACTAGGGATATCGCAGACGATACCCACGCATTTGAATCATTGTCTGATAATGAAAGCATCAAACTCACACACAAAGCATTAGCTGACATTTCGAACTTTGAACAAGGTTCGGAAGAAGCAACCGCTATACAATTGGGTAAAGCATGTTGCCTGTTATTGACTGTCGCAAAAGAGTTTATGAATGTTGAGTATTGGCAGACAGTACAAGAACTTTATTCTGGTGTTAACCATACGTTCTACAAAGACGAAATCATTGCAATCCGTGATTACTATTTGGAGTACCTCTCAGTACAGCCTGTATCGCTCAAGGTACAACGCTAGAATTATCCACGCACGGACGCGTTTCATTCAGTACAGAAGCATATAGAGCGATACAGAAGCATTGAAAGGTACTCCCGGAGGGGGCAAACCTCGCGTAGTTTCGGCAGGCCGATCTTTTATATGTATATACGTTTTTTTGATCAGCCCGCACCGCAGATTAAATCACGGCAAATCCAATCTTGTTATCAGTACATGAACATTCTATTTCATCACCACAGTTGCAAAGTTTAACTACTTTACTGTAGCCGTAGTACCAATGATTAACGAACTCATTCATTTTCTTCATGTTATGAGGTTCGCAATTAAGATGAAAACCTACACACCAAAATGATCTTTGTTCTAAGAGACATTTTCTAAGAGCATTGATTTTTTTTACGTCTTTATTAAATCCATTAATTAATGTTTGCGGGCTTCTTGAGCATTTTAATTCAAGGAAAATATATGAATTAACACGTGTACGCTTTTTTCTGAAAGCCAAGTCAATGAACATTTTATATTTGTCCCGAAGTACCCGCCTATCTGGAAACGCCGGTATTTCTCGCTCTACAAAGATATTAGGTAGTTGAGTTATAAAATACTCAAGTTCAACCTGTAACCATTTCTCCCAATCATTTCTTTTTCTCGTAAGAATCATTCTTAATCTTGCTCTTACTCCCTCATCTTTTAAAAATTCATCCATAATAGTTTTGACAGTATTTGAATCAGCTTTATCAGTCATTTTCACTCCCTCTATTTTAATAATACATTATCGGCAAAATCTATAAATACTTTAATGAATAATGGAGTTTGCAAAATATGATTAGTCTAAGAGCGATAGCTAAACAATACGGATACGATGAAAGTACTGTACGACAATGGAAAGCAAAGGGGATGCCCTTAACAAATGAAGATGAAACAAGACAATGGATCATTGACCAAGTTCTGGTTCCATTACGCCAAACAAGTATACGTGAACAAATAGAATTAGAGCGTTTGCGTAAAATGCGTGCAGAAGCTGATTTAGTAGAAGCCGAAGTACAATTAAGTATTGAGCAAATGATCCCCGTCGATGAAGTACAAAAAGAATTAACCGCATTTTTTAAAACATTCAGAGATTATTTCCGCACATTACCTAACAAAATTCATCATGAAGTATTTGAACAGGATTCAGCACTTAAAGTAAAACGGTTGCTACAGAAACGGATTGATGAATTACTAACTGAAATCGGAGATATGAAGTACGAAGTGACAGACGAACCAGGCAAGGATGCCGAAGATGAAAACAAGCAAGATAATGAAAGTACTTAAACGTACTATCAAAATATTAAAACCACCTCAGAAATATAAGCCCTCAGAATGGGCAGAGAAACATTTAGTACTACCGGATGGAGCATCAGCCGGACAGAAGTTAAAGCTATATTCATTTCAGAAAGAAATGTTAGATATTGTCGATGATGATCGATATCGAAAGATTATCTATAAAACATCAGCCCAAATTGCAAAAACTACATTACTTAATAGTGCAGTTTTTTATTGGATGGCAATTGATAGTTCCAACATTGGTATAGCCCAAAGTTCATTAGCAGAATTGAAGCAATGGAAGTCAGCGAAGATTGATAAAACAATTGAGCAGGTGCCAGTACTATCAGAGTTAGTTACAGATAAGAACAACAAGACTAAGGCGAACAACCAACAGCAGACCGAATTAAAAGATGGTAGTTTCCTGTATTTCATGACTCTTGGCAGTGCAAAAGCATTACGTGGTAAAACACTCAAACGAATAATACTTGATGAAGTATCTGCAATAGACCAGAACTCACCAGAAGGGAACCCGATCCGCCTTGCTGAACAACGGGCAACTGATTTTGGACAGGAAGCAAAAATACTCATAAGTTCAACTCCAACTTTTTCAGGCGATGCAATCGACGTTGAATACCAGAATAGCGATCAACGTGAGTTTTTTGTTAAATGTATTCACTGCCAGCATGAACACACGTTAAAATGGGAAAACGTCAAGTTCGAATGGAAGAAGAACGGCAAGCGTGATATTCCAGATGCCAGTACTGCCAAATTAAACTGCCCAGAATGCCAGGAAGAAATAACAGAATCACAGCGTATTAAGATGGTCAGTACCGGACGTTGGATAGCACTGAACCCATCTGTAACTGATACAGCAGGTTTCTATATTAACCGTCTGTATTCACCGAACAGTACTATTCAGGCTATTGCAAAAGAATTTGAACTGGCATGGTTCGAATATAACTACCAGTCCTTTTACAATACAGTACTCGGACTTCATTACTCAGACCTTCAAGAAGAAATTGACGATTTAGCATTAGAGAATTTACGTGATGATTCATTCGACCTGTCACATATCCCAGATTCAGTACTGGGAATTGTCGTAGGCTGTGACCAGCAATTAGACCGACTTGAAGCAACTGTATTAGGTTTTAACGAAACAGAACTATTTGTACTGGGTCATCGTTTTTTCTATAGCCCTAACTGTGAAATCAAAGGGGCAAAGGCTTATACAGACCTTGCTGCATTCTGTAATCAACGTTTCAAAACAGTATCCGGGCGTGAAGTACCAGTACTTAAAGTTGCTGTTGACGGGGGTAACGGGAGGGCAGTAGCCACCGTAAATAGTTTCTGTCAGCAGTATAAGAAGTTCGAAATGATCAAGGGCAGCTCGAATACCAAAGGTGACTTGTTCAAACGCAGCACCTCAGAAGGCCGTCAGTTCTACATGCTGAACGTACACGAGGGTAAAAACTGGGTACGCAGTCTGTTAAACAATGCAGTAGCAGGTAAAACAGATGCACCACTTACGCTACGGTTTGCACACGATTTGCCTGATGACTATTTCGAACAGGTCACAGCAGAGAACCTGGAACGTTCAGGTAGTGGTGTTCGATGGAAGCAGATTACAGGCCGTCGTAATGAGGCACTTGATACGCTGGTCTACAGCCTATGCATGATGAAACTGGCATTGAGTAAATTAGGTGGATTGCCATTCAAGAAATTACGAGAGTACAGAAGTAGTAAACGAACCGATGAACAAACTTCCAGTACTGAATCTACCAAACCCGTCAAGCCTACCGAACCAAATAATAAATACACTAAACCAAAAGCCAAAAGTATTGGTAAATCATGGTTCGGCTAAGGATAAATAAACATGAAAGACAAAATCTATATCGGTGAAGTACTTCACGAAGTACTACAGCCTAATACAACATTAAAAATCGGAAACAGTACTGATACGTTATTCAAACACAACACAGAGAACGATACTGAAACGGTAACCCTCACCATCGACTCCACAGATTGGAAACCGGGTTATTACTCAGTCGTATATAACAATAATGGTGAATTAACTATCAGTACTGTAACCGTCCTCGACCCGATGGCACAGACAGACCGATTAACAGAACTGCAATCACAGCTTGATGACATTAATAAAGTCATTACAGCACGTATTAACGGCGATACCAGTACTCTGACTATCAACAATAAAACACTGGTACATGAAGACCTGAATACATTGATCAGTCTGAAAAACAGTATCACTAAACAGGTCAACGACCTGAAACGCAAACTAACTACAGGCAATAAGGGCTTTTTCAAAAGTACTATTCATTGCCGCTAATAATGGAGATCACACGGAATGTGGCCTTTTAACAAACGGCAAATTGAACAACCCGCAGTACTACCAAAACCTAAAACAGTACAACCACGCAAATATCAACCGACAAGTACTGAATTCAAATCTCAGACACGTTCATTAACTGGACTACCAACAAAGATCATTGGCTCTTACGGTACTGGTGTTCAGAACGTAAACATCAATGCAGTACTGAGACAGTCTCTGACATCGCTACGTGATGCAAGCCGTTCACTGGTACTGCAAAACCCGTATGCACGTCGATACGTATCACTGAGTTCTGGCACAGTGGCAGGGGCAGACGGTATCACCGTTCGACCTTCACCGATTGGCCTCGATGGTCAAACCGATCCAGTACTGGCAGACCGCTTAGACAAGCTGTTTTACGAGTGGGCATCAGATGCAAACCGCTTTAGTACTGATGGTTCTCTGTCATTCGACATCTTTCAACAACTGGTAGAGCGTGCAAGAGCTACCGATGGTGAATGTTTTGTTCGACTGCATACAGACGGTGATGAGCTACAGGTATCAATCATCGATGCAAGCCGTATTCCCAGTACTAAAAACGAGTTACTGAAAAACGGCTCGTACATCAGTAATGGTATTGAACGTGATCAACATGGTCGGGTACTGGCCTATCACGTAGCCGATATTAACCCGCTGAATTACACCATCCAGACGAACAGTACTCAACGTGCACCAGCCAGTGAGATTCTGCATTACTTCATCCCAGAATTCCCAGGACAGGAACGAGGTTTCCCGGACTGTATTGCGGTAATGAAAACCCTGGAAGATTTCAATAGCTATAACGAAGCGGCAGTACTACAGAAAAAGATCGCAAGTTCAGCTATGGGGTTTATTACCAATACTGACAACAATCAGGATGAACTTCTGGACGGTGAAAACCCAGAACGTGAATTTGTAGAGTACTTTGAACCGGGCAGTATTAAAGAACTGGCACCAGGGCAGCAGATCCAGACTCTGAACCCGCAGGCAGGTACAGACAAAATTACTGAGTTTTCAGACGCTGTTCTAACAACTATCAGTACTGGATTATCAGTACCCAAATCGATGTTAACTGGTGACACACAAAACGCTTCATTTAGTGCTGCAAAAATGGCAGACCGTATTAGTCGTGAAGGGTTTAAAACTCGTTCTAATCTACTCATTTCGAAAGTACTCAAACCTATCTACCGTGAATTTATTAAACGAATCATGGTATCTGAACTTAAAGAACTTAGTTTCACGAACTTTGAAAACATCGCTAACAGTACTTTCATTACAGTTAAGCAAGTCTCGCTTGATCCTAATAAAGATGCTCAGTACGAGCAAGTACTATTAGAAATGGGCGTCAAAAGTAAGTCGCAAATTATTCGTGATTTAGGCATGGAGCCACAACACGTATTTGAAGAACTCAAACGAGAAGCGGAGATAAATAAAACAGAAACAATGAACAAGGACAGTTCAAATGAAATTCAAGAACCAAAAACGGGAGATGACGTTAACGACTGACGTACTCTCTGATAATAACGACCGTACAGTACTGTTAGCTTTCAGTTCTGAAAATCCAGTAGTACGTACTATTGGCGGTCAGGAATATAACGAAATCCTTCTGCATAACCCTGAGAACGTTAATCTAGAACGACTACAGAATAAGGCCGCTCTGCTTTATAACCACAACTTTGATAATCATATCGGTGTTATTGAGTCAGCCAGTATTGATGCTGACCATGTAGGCCGTGCATTAGTGCGTTTCAGTTCAGTTGGTATGGGTGCTGAAAAGTTCGAAATGGTACGTGAAAGTACTTTGTCAAAGGTCAGCGTAGGTTATTCCATTCTCGATTATCGAATTGAAGGCGAAAACCTCCTAGTTACCAAATGGGAACCTTACGAAATTAGCATGGTTTCAGTACCCGCTGATGACCTTGTAGGTGTAGGGCGTTCTCTTGAAGAAGAGCAGGAACCAGAAGTACCTGAACCCGAAAATAAAGACGAGCAACCATCCGAACAAGAGGAACGTAAAGAGGAAACTGAAAATGAACCCGATGAAGATACTGAAAGTACTACTACTGCTACTGAGTCTGATCCCGAAATCAATTCCGAAGAGGAAACGATAAATAGTAATGACAGTACTGGAGATGGCGAGCAGCCAGAACCAGAAACTGAAAATAATGATTCAGCCGTTCAGGAACAGGTTCAGGAAGAACCAGCAGAACAGGCCGAAGAAGATCAAAAACGTATTGCCGAAATTACCGCAATCTCGCGTGCATTCAATATCCACTCTGAAATTACGAATTCAGCAATTAAATCCGGCTTAAGCATTGATGCGTTTCGCCAACAAATTAAAAATAAACCCATTATCAAGGATGATAAAATGGAATTCTCTCTAAACACTCTGATCCGTTCCATTATGGACGGTGACAAATCTCTGCCATCCGGCAAAAACGGTGCAGTAGTTGCTAACGCTGATTTTGCACAGGCTGTACGTGCTGGTGTAACTACCACTACTGCAAAAGACGTTATCAGTACTGATGTACTGTACGGTTCATTCGTAGATATTCTGCGTGCTGAATCTGTTCTTAAGAATTTCCCAGTACAGATGTTTACCGGACTGACCTCTGAAATTGCAGTCCCTAAACTGGCTGGTGATTTCACCGCAGGTTTCGGTTTTATTTCTGAAAACGGTGTATCACCAGAAGTTGATGCTAATTTCGAATCTGTAGTACTGAAGCCTAAGACCTTCACTGGTTCTGTACCACTGTCACGCAGCGTAGTTAAATCCTGCCCACAAGTAGAACAGATTGTTAGCCAGGCCATTGTTGCCGGTTCTGCTGAACGTCTGGAAGCCCTGATCCTGAAAGGCATCGTAGATGCAGTAGTAGCAGCGGGTAAAGTCGAAACTGTAGACTCCTACACTTACGCAGGCATCGTAGAAGCCCAGGGTGTACTCGGTGACGCTGGCGTATCTTTCGGTTCTATCTCCGCTGTAATGTCTCCACAGACCAAAGCTACTCTGCGTTCGACCCTTCGCGGCCAGAATACCTCAGGTGTTTACCTGTTCGATGAAGGTGATTTATGTGGTGTACCTGCCTATGACTCTAAAGTACTGGCTGGTCAGGACTTCATTATTCTCGGTGACTTCTCCAAACTGGCTATTGCACAGTGGGGTGACTCTCTGGAGCTGGATATGGACGATACCACTAACCGTAATCGCGGTTCTGTAATCGCTCGCGTGTGGGCAGATCTGGATTTCGCAGTACTGGTGCCTGAAGCCTTCCGTATCATCAAACTGGCCTAATCCGATGAGAGCATTTAATACGCAATGTATGGATGCTCTGATTAACAGTTTTGGTGAACCTTTAGTACTTGATAATGGCAGTACTATTACTGTCATTTTCGAACAGTCCGAAATAGCAATTCAAACTACCGAAGGACTGATACAAACAACAGAAAATTACTTTACATGCCGCCGTGACCAGATCACTTATGATGATTACTTTGTACTGAATAATATTCGGTATGAGGTATTCAATATCGTAGATGATCTATCCGGCCTGTGTAACGTATATTACAGAGAGGCTTGATCACATGAATATTTCAACTATTAAAAATCATGTATCAAGCCTTTTTGCATCTAACGGTTTAAAAGTACGCAAGGCCACAAAAACTAACAGTCAGTCATCCAATGATTACATTCTGATGATCAGCAATGTAACCGAACAATACGAACAACTTGAATACAGTACTAGACATTCTGTAATAATGACAATGGATGTGCTGGTTACATCGCAGAGTGAATTAAAAGCACAACAAACAATGGATTCAGTACATTCAGTATTATTCAGTACTGAATTAATTGCTGGCCTGTTAGAGAAGGGAATCAATGCCAGTTCACTAAAACTACTCTCAGTAGTCGATGATACCGACCCGGATACAGCCATAAATACCATTATGACAACGTGCCAGATTAATTACATTGCACGTGCTACAAATAATGGAGAATAACAATAATGGCAGGAATCATGCTCGGCAACCGCACATTGCTATCTTACAGTACTGACATCAATAACTACTACCCAACAGCAGTATATACAAATATTGATAACCTGGGTGCATTCCCGGAAGTCAAAATCAGTAGTTCAAATCAGACTATCGAAACATATGATCAAGAATATCTTGCAGTACTGCGAGGTGATTTGAAGATCAGCAACATCAGCATTGTTGTACATTATGACCCGTCAAACGTTGGTCATCAATTCCTGAACAGTGCATACAGTACTAACAAAGTATTCCAACTGAAATTTAGCATTTATGAAAGCCCGACTAGTTTACGTCAGCACTTCATTATTCTTAACGGGAAAATTACAGCACAGAAAGACGACGCTGATATTAACAAAGTGTACGGGCGTACATGGACATATACCCCAACGTCTATTGTCAACCAGGGCAGCATCGATGAACCAGCCCCATTACTGATCGGTAATTATGGTCTTGGTGCAGACGGTACTACTGTTCCACATTACGAAGCCGAACCAACTGGGAACGCCTTTATCAAAGTGCCAGCTATCCGTACAGATAACCCGCTGGGCGTAGATCTACTGGGTGTAGGTATGGTCGATGGTGGTGGCACTAATAAAGCACAGATCGTACTGTCAGAAACTGCAACCCCTCGTATGTACATCAAAAACACTGACAGTACTGGATGGGATCAGGTTTACAGTACTGCCAATAAGCCGAACCTGGCCGCAGGTGCAACACAGGGCGTTTCAGGAATTCTGCCTGTATCAAATGGTGGTACTGGTGCAACCGTTGCCGCTACAGCGTTGAGCAACCTTAACGGCCTACCAAAGACAGGCGGTACTTTAACAGGTGGTCTGTCAGGAACAACGTTATCACTATCCAGTACCTTATCTGTTACTGGCGTAGCGACAGTAAACAACACTATTAACCAGGACGGTGTTGCGGCAGCAACTTATGGTCATACATCACTATCCGCAGCCGCAGCAGGTACTAAATCTTATTTGCGTAAAATGCGTGGCGGTACTGGTGACACAATCTTCCATGAAACCGTACAGGCAGGTAACTACCGTATTGCAACAGGTGCCAGTACTGATAGTTCTGATGCACTGACATTATCCAGTACTGGCAACCTGACGATCACTGGTGGTCTTAACGCTTCATCTGCAACGTTGAGTACTGCATTACCGATCAGTTCTGGTGGTACTGGGGCAGTTACGAATACACAGGCACTGCAAAACCTTAATGGTGTTCCACAAACAACTACTGTCAACGGGAAGCCACTCTCATCAAACGTAGTACTTTCAAATACTGACATTTCCGGTAGTGCTAAATCAGGTGCTAACTCAGATATTACAAGTATCACAGGCTTAACCACTGCACTTAGTGTCGCACAGGGCGGTACTGGTAGTACTACCGCAGCAGGTGCAATAACTGCACTGGGGGCAGTCCCAACAACCCGTACCGTGAATGGCCGTGCATTATCAGCCAATATTACAATTACGCCAGCCGATCTCGGCACAGTACCAGTACTGAATGGTGGCACGGGAGCTACTACAGCGGCAGCGGCATTAACGAATCTTGGAGCAGTGCCAGCAACACGTACCGTCAACGGGCAAACTCTCAGCGATGATTTAGTACTGGGTGCCTTGGATGTAAATGCATTCCCATATTATGGAACTATCGTAACAGGTACGAACTTAAATACTCTGAACGGTTCTGTTCATGGCATTTATGAACAACCCTTAAGTGCAAATGCTACCGTGGCATTGAATTATCCAGCAGTTGCAGCAGGTACGTTAGCTGTATTTAAAAATGGATTAATTCATACTAATAGTTGTACTCAGGTTTTTTACCCGGCTAATGCCGATGACATCTATAATCGCACAGGCACAAGTAATAGCAGCGGTGTTGTAACCTGGTCTGCATGGGTTCGTACTGCAAATATTACCAGTGCAGGCGTGAACAGTACTATCAAATCTCTTACCGGACTGACTACAGCGATTCCGATCACTGGTGGCGGCACGGGAGCTACTACAGCAGCCGCAGCTTTAACGAATCTGGGGGCAGTACCGACTAGTCGCACCATCAATGGAAAAAATCTCAGTACAAATGTAGTCCTTACTCAGGTTGATATCGAAGGTACTGTACCTTCATCACTAACGATTAACGGCATTCCGTTAACCAGTAACATCACGTTAAATGCAGATGCTGTAGGTGCATTACCTAGTCGTGGAATTATCCCAGTAGGTACTGACCTGAACGATTTAGACGGTACTGTACAGGGTTATTATCAGCAAACACTAAATGCTAACGCAACAGCAGTACTGAATTATCCGGTTCAATATGCTGGAACACTGGTAGTACTGCAAAACTCGGCAACTCACGTTAAAAGCTGTACGCAAATGTACTACAGGTATAACACGAACGATTTGTATACACGCACCGGGTATTCAAACGGTTCGGGTGTTATTAGCTGGGGTGCATGGGGGATGTACACTTATACCGATATTAACGGTGTAAACAGTACTATTAAATCTTTAACAGGATTAACTACTGCCCTCAGTATTGCTCAGGGCGGCACTGGCTCAAATACTGCCAGTGGTGCATTAACTTCACTCGGGGCAGTGAGCACTGCCAGAAAAATTAATGGTAAGGCTTTAACAGCAGATATTACATTAGCAGCTAGTGATGTATCAGCAGTACCAACCAGCCGTACCATCAACGGTAAGCCTCTCACGGCTAATGTGGTTCTTACACAGGCTGATATCGAAGGTACTGTACCGTCATCACTGACGATAAATGGTATCCCATTAACGGGTAACATCACACTGAGTCAGGGCGATTTTGGTACTGTTCCTGTCAGCTCTGGCGGTACTGGAGCCACAACAGCAGCGGCTGGCCTTGCTGCACTGGGTGGTTTTGCGTTGTCCGGCGGCACGGTAACAGGTGCCAGTACTTTCAACAGCACTCTCACTGTTAAAAACACTATCAACCAGGATTCAGTTGCTCAGAGTACCTATGGTCATACATCAATGAGTACTGGTACAGCAGGTGGTAAGTCATACCTTAGAAAGTTCAAGGGCGGCTCAGGTTCCACTGATGCTACATTCCATGAAACTGTTCAGGGAACCACTTACAGGATTGCGACCGGAACTACTGATACTACTGACCTGCTCAAATTGTCTAATACTGGTGAATTAACTACACGTGTTATTGAGGCAGATGAAGTATTAGCAGCAACACCGCCCAATAACTTCTCGGGTGCAGGTGGGCTTGTCAGATCAACAATCAGTGCTGCTGGTGCAGAATTATCAGCCGCCTATATGTTCTCTGTATATGAGAAATCCTCAACTGGTGTTGAAACCCGTAGAGCACGTATTATCGCATCGGGTGGTTCGCCATCTAACCAGAGTTATGTTGATATTGGCCAGGACGGAAGCCTGTTAGCCAGTACTGGTACATTCCGAAATCTATTATCAATTGGTTCAGCAGTTCCTGCCCCTTGGTGGGATTCAGCACAGCCAGGTAAAGCGGGTGTTTACCAGAACACCACATACGATCCAATGGGTGTAAGTGCGATTGCGGCTAATTCATGGGGTTATCAACATGCGGGTGGTTATTATCTGCGTACTATCATGGGGAATGTCGGTAATGGTACTCTCAACTGGGCAAATACCTGTATTACACAGTTTGGTGATAGTTCAGCATTTACTCGGTACTGGTATTTTACCCCAGCAACAGGTGATTTGACCTGTACAGCGGGTGGTGGCTGGTCGGGTAGTTACACATTCCAGAAAGCCGCAACATCTGACGCAACATTGAAACATGATATTGAATATAACGATGGCAAACAATCTTACGATAATATCAAAAAATTAAAGCCATGTACTTTCAAATATAACTTTGATCCGATGGAGCGTGAACGCCGTGGTATTATTGCACAGGACGCATTACGCGATATTGATAGCGAGTACGTTAAACTGGTTCCAGCCGCACCAGAATATGACGATGAAGGTAATCGTTGTGATAAGGATGATACCTTAGCACTTGATAATAACGTCATTATGATGGATACCGCTCTTGCACTAAATCATTCAATTGCAAAAATTGAAGCGATGGAAGAACAGGCCGAAGCAATGAAGACCGAAATTGCTGAATTGCGTGCAATGATTGCAGCACTAAATAAATAAGAAGAAAACAACAACTCAGTACTGGCATCCATACCAGTACTGAACTCTATGATAAGGACATCATATTATGCCAACTCCAATGGACGTTTTTACTGGTTCAAATCTAACAGTAGGTATCGGTACTGCCGGAGCTACTCAAGCCACTACATTTACCACTATTCCTGAAGTCAGTGCCTTTCCTAGTACTGGTAGTACTGCAACAGTAATCGAAGTAGTTTCTTTCAATACTTCATATAATCGTAAACTAGTAGGTAGTAAAACAAACGCAGACGTTACTTTACAACTGAACTGGATTCCAGATAACACAATTCATCAACAGCTTGTTACCGCCTTTGAGAACGGTACTCGTATCCAGTTGAAATTCAGCTATTTCACCGACGCTACCAAAACAACAGGGTCATACGTCGTATATAACGGTTTTATCAGTGAGAAAAAAATTGAATCTGATCGTGACAAAGTAGTTAATATGACTCTCAATTTTGCCTGTGACGGTGCGGCAGTAGCACAAGGATTACTGCCATAATGGATATTCATACTCTATTTGCAGCCCTGAAACCTGAACTGCACGAAATTACTCTAAAGAACGGGGCAGTACTTCATATTCATCGACCTGCTATCAGCAATTTCGAAAAGTGTACTGATGCTAAAAGTACTTTACTCTATACCGTCAGTAATGAAGAAGGACAGCCTATTTTCTCTGATGTAGACGAAGACGGTAAAATCAATGTTAACTATATTGATGCTCTTATTGTCGCTGAAATTAACAATGAAGTTATGAAATTGTGGCCTAAAGCAGACGAGCCACAGATTCAGGATCAGATCGAAAAAAAATAAGAAGCAATCCACGTTTGATGTTTACCCTGAAACTAATTAACAAACGTGGATTGAGTCCATCAGAACTGGAAAAATTAGATCCAGAATTATTTGAATATCTGATGATTTACGATTCCAGTATTGAACCATCGGGAGCAAGGTTCGAACACATTAAATATTCGAATCTCGCTCATTTGATCTTAATGTCCTCTGGTAATTTAACCGAAGCAGGCATGAAAAATGCCAGTGTTAATGACTGGGATATGTACGGTTTACTGTCAAATAAAACAGTACATGAACGTATTCAGGAAGATGAGCAAAAACAACTGACACAACAACAATTACAACAGTCAGCCATGATGCAATTCATTACTGGCAGTACTGGCAATGGAGGCTAAAACATGGCAGGGAACAATCAACAATTAGTTTTTAATATCAACGGTGATGCTACTGGCCTGCAACGTGCATTAGGTACTGCCGGAAATAGTTTAAATGCATTCAGTCGTGAGGCGGGCGGTTCACTCGCTTCATTATCTGGTGGTTTCGGTGATATTACTGGAAAGCTGGCCGGGATGAACACAGGGCTACTTGCTGTAGGTGCTGGGTTCGGTGCATTGACCGCTATCACAATCAGTCAGGTAAATGCAGCCAGTGACTATGTGAAGGTACTGAACGATGCTTCATACAGTTCTGGTATGACCGTAGAACAGCTACAGAAACTACAGGGTGCCTTTGGTTCACTGAATATCGAATATGACAAATTCAGTGATTTCAACAAAGATGCCCTTGATCATATGGGTGATTTTTTCCGTGAGGGTTCGGGCGGATTCGGTGACGACCTGAAAGCCTGGGGTGTAAACCTTCAGGGCTTTACTCAGTACATGAATCAGGCCGATGGCGGTATCAAAATGATCATCAAAACATTCTACGAACTGCAAAGAGCGGGGAAATCGAATGCTGAGATCACAAATGCCATGGAATCAATCGCGTCAGATAGCTCAAAACTTCTGCCAGTACTGAGACAGTACAAATCAGAAGTCGAGGCAATCAATGCAATTGAAAAACAGCACGCCGGGATCACTACCGAAACAGCACAGGCATATGCAGCATATGAACAGAATATTGCCCAGTTGGATCGCAATTTCCAGGAACTACGAGTTAACGCACTATTACCTGTAATTGAAGCACTAAATGAATTACGCAATATATTTGCTGGTGAATGGAAAATGCCATCTTTCGATCAGATGGGCGGGAACCTGAAACGTTTTGCATATGATTTTGCATCATGGGGTGATCATCACGCATTGCCTGATGAATGGGCTAAAAATCAGTACTCAAATAGTACAGTACCAAAAACTGCACCGAAAACTGTTAGTACTAAACCCTATAAACTCAAAGATCCCGAAGGTGAAAAGAAAGCAACAGATGCAGCCAAAAAAGCCGCAGCAGACGCTAAACAACTTGAACAGAAACAAATTCAGGCACGTATTAACCTGAATCAGGTAATGTCTCAACTGGGTAAAAACTCAGCAGAACAACAGGTTTTACAGTACAACTACACTCAGAACGAGCTACGTAAAAAACTGGATGAATCGTTAAGTACTTTGAATCTTAATGAAGAACAAAAAACCAAAATCATTACACGTCAGGAGCAGGCACGTTTAGAAGGTAGTAAACGTATTATTACTGAAATGTTGGAAGCATCCGATCCTAAACAATTATCTGAAAACCTGGCAGCGTTGAGTATTGGTAATACGCAAAATATTACTCCTGAACATATCCAGAAAATGCTATCTGCACAGGATGCCCGTACTGGCATGGTCGATGAGACAAATCCTTTCGGTAATCAGGATGCCATCAAGAGACAACAGGACGAAATATACAAGCAGCGTGATTTTGAAATTCAGGTTGATCAGCAACTTTATGCTGACAAATTAATCTCTAAGGAACAATTTGAAAAGCGTAAAGCTGAACTAACCAGCAGGTATAATAACAAAGCGGCACAGGTAGAACGTCAGAACAGCCAGGCTCAGATACAGACCTTTGCTGATACAGCAACAAGTATCGGTACTATGCTCGAAGGTGTTGCTGGGAAGGGTAACAAGGCGGCTCAGGCGGCGTTTATCGTTGGTAAGTCGATTAGTATTGCCAATATCGTTATGAAGATACAGGAAGCCCTCGCTAACGCTATGGCTACGCCGTGGCCTGCGAACTTTGCGAACTATGCACAGGTAGCAAGTTTAGGGGCGTCAATTATCAGTACTGCACGTGGTACACAGATTCAGGGGCAGGCACACAGCGGTATTGATTCAGTACCTAAACTGGGTGGTAATGATGAATCAACGTGGGTGTTGAAAGCAGGTGAACGTGTTCTGAACAACGATAACAACCGTGATTTAACTCAATTCCTGAAACAGCAAGATAAGCAGGACAATAGCGGTACTGGTCAGACTGTAATCAATGCCCCGTTAGTGGTTAATGGCGGTGGTCAAATTACCGATCAGCAATTCCAGACCATGCTGAAAAAGCATTCAAATAACGTGATGCAGGCAGTACGAGCAGCACAGACCAGAAATACGTAATACCAAAAGCCAGCATTCACGCTGGCTTTTTCTTTTCCTGATAAATACTTTAAATCAGGAGAACATCATGGGTTTATTTTCAAACAATATCAAAATAAGTGATTTCAAATTACAAAGTACTGAACCCGCCTATTCAAATAAGAGCTGGACGGGTGCACAAATCCGACGCAGTACAGGTATTCAGTATTATCAGATTTCATTCAATCTTCAATTTAATCAGGCAGACAGACAAGAGGTACTCAATTTTATTGCTCAGTACTCACAGGGACGGCCATTCATTACAGATTTAGGTTATTACAGCCAGTATACAGGCAATCAGTTTAATACAGTATCCAGTACTGCAACCGTTAATAAAGGCGGTACGGTTATTCCCTGCAACAATAATGTACTGGAAGTTGGTACTTTAGTTACCTTCCAGAACAGCACTAAAATTCATCGTATTATTACCAATACAGGCACCTCCATTACCGTCTTTCCGGCATTACGTCAGAACGTACAGGCAGGTGAAGTAATCCGTTATCAGGGCATTGCTGGGACATTTATTATTGATGTGGACTGTGACCTGAATCTGCAATCAACAAATATTATCAGTCTACAAGTCAAAGCAACGGAGGCACTGTAATGAATCAGGCAGTGTTTACCAATCCGGCATTATTACAGTACTGGAACATTACCAGAGGCGGTAATAAAACCCAGCTAACAGTATCAGAAGTCATGCAATTAGGCGTAACGGTTAAATGTGTTGATATATATCCAGTACAGGGTTCTGGCGTACAGGCACTTCATCTTAATGATGGTTATATCGATCTGAGTATCAGCGGTAATTTATACACCAGTTTCCCAGACTTCATTAATGACAGTTTCGGCTCATTCAGTGAACAGAAAGATATTAGTAACGATTCAATGTCATTCAAAGTTAGTAATGTATCACAGGCATTTCAGGCACTGGCATTATCAGGCGGTCTGAAAAACGCACAGGTTAATCTATGGCTGACGATACTGAATCCTGCAAACGCTACAGTACTGGATAATTCATTAATGTTCAGTGGCTATATTGATTATTTTGAATCGGTATCAAATAACGACGATATAAAAAACGAATTAACAGTAAACGTTAACAGCATATGGAAGAAGCTGGACGTACAACAACGCACATTAGCCGCCAACTCAGTGCATCAAAGTACACATAAAAATGATGCGTATTTTTCACTACTCGGAAAAATTAACTCTCAGCAAACATGGAAGTATAAAAAATGAGAAACAATATAATCAAAATTCACAACATTGCTCAGGAAACTATTAGTACTGAATTCGCTTTAGGCCAAAATGATTGCAATATTCTGGTACTGAGAGTTATCGATCAGATATGCGGTACTTCATATACCGATCTTGCTATGGGGAAATATAAAACCATTAAAGCGGGGCAGAAGTTATTCACTAAGCATGAACTGGGTTCACTGGAAGAGATCTGCAAGAAACATGGCGTACAGGTCGATCAGCCAGTGTTCGGTGACATCATGATTAAAGGAATTCATGGTTCTGTAATTCTTGATGGTAAGTACATTGCCCTGAATGCTGACAGTACTGGATTCAATGTTGCAGTACTGCCCTGGCTACATGACTGGAAATTTTACCGGATCACTCCAACGGAAGGGGGTGAATAATGGGTGGTAAAATTACAGGTGCAGGTATCATTGGTGCTCTTGTTACGGCGGTTGCGGTTGGAGCAGCCGTTTATACAGGCGGGGCAAGCCTCGCAGCCGCAGCCGCCGCCGGAGCCGGAGCCGGAGCAGCGTCATTAGTAGCAACATCTATGCTTTCTCAGATGCCAGGTATCACGCCTCATACAGACAGTGCTACTACTCTCAGCCGTTCTACCAGTCCACAATCGGGAATCCCCATACTGTACGGTGAAAAGGTTAAATGCGGTTCAATAGTTAACTGGTACAACGTGCAGAACAACAGCAGTCAGTACCTGTTTACGAGTCATGCCCTGGCAATGGGTGAGATTAACAAGGTCAGCCAAATCTGGCTTGATGACGAACCAGTACTGACAACGCCTGTTACAGTTGAAGGTGTTGTACCGAATACCAGTATCGATGCGAAATACCGTGATATTTTGCAGTTAGAGGTTTATTTCGGAAAACCTAGTTACACGGCGGGTAAAGTACTGGCAGGTACTTATGGTGGTTCTCAATGGAATAACAGTACTTTCAAAGGTAACGGGATTGTACAGATTTATACCGTTATCAAAAAAACTCAGAAATCATTAGAGGACAACCTGTTAGTTAACGATAGTTACGTATTAACGGCAGAATGTTCTGGTAAAAAGATCTACGATTTAGTGTCTGGTACTACTATCGTCAGCAATAACCCAGTAAACCAGTTATACGATTATGTGACCAATACAGAATATGGCCTCGGTGTTAGTCCCGGTAATATTGATATTGCATCATTCCAGACGGCAGCACAGTACTGTACCCGTTATCAGATGTATAGTAATGGTGCTATTGATTATCAGTCCACATATAAATCAAACATTGAAAAAATGCTGATGACATTTGGCGGTATTACCAGTATTCATTGTGGCAAACTGTATTTGACTGTAGATATTCCGGCACTGTCAGTACAGACATTTGACGAATCAACAATTATCGGTGAATTTGTCAGTACTACGAGTGGCATCAGCGATTATTTCAACACCATCGATGCAACATGGAAGAACACTACAAATAATTACAGCGATGATATTTTGCGTATTCCGTCTGATATTCCGGCTAGTGATGTTTTAACCAGTGATGGATTGATTATTGCTAAGAGCCTGGACTATTCATGGGTGTATGACAAGGATCAGGTTGAACACCTGATTAACATCGAATTGCTGAAAGGAAAATATTCACACAATACAATAAGTTTCAGTACTGACAGTGGCTGGGATATTGCCGTTTGGGATGTAATTACCGTTAATTTCCCGGAACATGGTTATGAAAACAAATTGTTCAGGGTAGCGGGGAAATCAATCAGTACGAATACCGACAGTATCGGCATGGTTCAGTTGCAATGTGTTGAGTATCACCAGGGCATTTATGAAGGCGTAGACGTACCGATGTATGGCTGGGAAGGAACATTACCGAAACCAGTAGCAGTACTGCCACCGTCAAACCTCACAGTAGTTAAGAAGGGGGCAACTAATCAGGGGCAGACTGTAGTACTTTCATGGTCAGCCAGTATCGATCAGTATTTGCGTGGTTACTACGTGTACTACCGTCAGACAGGTACGCAAACCTGGACTTATGGCGGCAGCACGAACCAGTACGTACTGAGTTATGAGCTATACGGCCTCACAACAGGGGTACAGTACGATTTTGCAGTAGCAGCATTCAACAACCTCGGCATTGTGTCCGACAAAGTTACACAGAACGGTGTTGTACCTGATTTCGCGTTTACCCTGCCTGCCATTACTGGCCTGAATCTGATCAACCGTGGCAGTACTGCCAACACAACCGATGCACTGGATTTCATTATAGGGTGGGATGATCAGTCATACGTAAATGTGAACGGTAAAAAGTTCAGCGAGTATTTCAACAAGTACGAAATCATTGTGTATGACACTGGCATGGTCAAAAAGCGGTCGTACTTCATCCAGGCGAACCAGTTCACGTACACCTATGCAATGAACAAGCTGGATACTCTAAGCCGTACCCGTACATTTGGGGTGGTGGCATGGGGTCACAACAGTAGTATCTACAGTGCAGAAGCCCGTATAACTGTTACTAACCCACAATGCCCGGCCTTAACTGGCTTTACGGCTAACGCAGGCTATGAGTCTATTTTCGTTGCATATAACAGCCCTGAGGCATCGGCTACTGATTTTGCTGGGGTACTGGTACAGGTTGCTACGAACAGTACATTCACGCAGAACCTGAAAGCGTTCGGTACTAACAGTCCGTTCATGCATTCATTCCCTATCGCTGATGGAAAGTACTATGTTCGAGCTGGAGCCTATGACGAGTTCGGGCAGGATTCGATCATCTATACGGCGGGGGTGTATGTTGATTTGCAGAGCAGGGTTAACTGGTCAGCACAGGATGAACAATCACTGAATGATTTCCTTCATCTGGACGACAAGATCAGTACTGCTATTGATGACGCAGTGGCACAGGCTAACGTGATCACCACTACTAAAATCGGTGCCAGTGAAACGAAAACGACAAAGTTGATCACTGATGGCGATAAACTTAACGCCACTGCTATCACCAATTTGCAGGCGACTACAGCAGCGGATTTATCAGCACAGGTCACTACGCTGAATAAGGCCATCGCAGATGGGGATAAGGCAAACGCAACCAGTATTACCCAGTTGACCAGTAAAACAGCTACAGATATTAGTGCAGCAGTCACAACACTGAACAGTACTATCACGTCTAAAGATACAGCACAGACACAAGCACTGAATGCACAGGTTAGTAGTATCAACAGTAATATCACGTCCCAGGTTGCAACACTGAACAGTACTATCACGTCTAAAGATACGGCTCAATCAACCGCATTAACTCAGGCAAAATCTGAACTGAACGGTTCTATCAGCAGTGTCAGTACTGCCATGACTACCAATATCGATGCACTGAAAAATACCGTCAATAGCCATTACGAATTAAAGGTGAACGCCAACGGTACTATCGCAGGTATGGGTATCTACGCAAGTGACAAAGCATCAGCGGTATATTTTGTGGCAGATGATTTTAAAATTATCACGGCTAAAACATCTGGTGCAGTATCTAACCCGGTAATTCCGTTTGCAGTACAAAATAATACCGTTTACATCAACAGTGCAATGATTGCTAATGCCAGTATTGGACAGGCACATATTGCCGATGCGAGTATCAGTACTGCCAAAATACAGGACGGTTCGATCAATAACGCAAAAATTGGTAATCAGATTAGTTCGAACAACTGGAATGACGCCTGGCCTGCAAATGGTGGTCAGGGCTGGTGTATCCGTAAGGACGGTACAAGTTACTTCAACAACGGCTATTTCAGGGGTAGTGTTTTCGCAGATAGTGGCTATTTCAAAGGCGACGTTTACGCGGAGAATGGTTATTTTAAAGGCACTGTATATGCATCAGGCGGATCTTTCACAAATGGCTATTTCAGTAACTGTACGATTGATAATCTGAAAGCGAACAGCATTCAGGGCGATATTATGCGTGTATTCCTGTTAGGTAGTGGTGGTATTACAATTCCAGCAGAATCACAGTTTGCCCGTATTCTGTCAATCCCATGCGTTCCGGTCACTGTAAAAGGCGGTTATGACGGTAACTACAACCCGCCCAGGGAGACTACTAATATTCGTGGTGTAAATATATATGCAAATGGTGCTGGCTTTGTATTCACCAGTGCTTCTGCATCAGGGCTTTCATCCGATATTGCAGTAGGTTCGGGTACGATGACAATTCCAGCAGGCGTAGCGGTAACACTAACAATTGAACAGCGTTCTAACAATAATGTGGGTGCGTACAACGGTGCAAATATAACTGTAATTGTAGGTAGAGCATAAGGAGAATAAAATGATATCAGGAGAATTCAGGCGGGGGGCAACTCCCGCCGATGCAGTACGAGTACTGAATAGTCAGGGCAAAGTGTTTATCACAGATTTTCAATCAGAATTAACAAAACGTTGCCGTGCATTATCGAAACAGATTCAGGATGACATCAGTAATAGTGTCGATGGCGGGGCGATTAACTTCACCAAACGGGCGATATTCTTCAATTTCATTCAGTATGGTAATGGCATCAGGACTAACCAAATCATTGTACGTGGTTCACAGGCTGCGTATCTGCGTTCAGTACTGACAGATGATCCGGCAACGTTTAACAAGATTATTCCAACTGCTAACGCTCGTATGACTGCACAGGGCAATATTGCAGGACTGCATACCCAGATGGGCAAGAAGTACAAGGTAGTGGAGCAGAACGGTAAAAAGTATTTGATTGATACCAGTCTGAAGAAAAAGAAACGTGATAAACGGATTATTGGTAAGTATGAGAAGAAAAAGAGGAAAATAATATATGACTTCTTTGAGGAAACTGAACAGAAAGGGAGGTTAGTGATAAATAATATGAAAGGAACATTCATATTCAGGAGAAATTAATGCAACAGCATTTCAGTGAAGACGTAACAGAAAACATCACATTAGACGGTCATGAAGTACTGATGTGTAATATTCCATTTAATCAGGCATTCATCGATTCCAAGTATTTCAAAGATTATGGAGTAGATGTCATGGGGCATAACTTCATGAACATTGCATTCATGGATGACAAGATGCCAGTACTGAATCGTGGTGATATTGTGAACTGGCAATATTATGATGATGTATACGAGGTGCAGGTGATTGACGTATACAAGTTATTCGTTAAAGGTCTGAATATTCAGTACTACCTGGTGCAGTTAAAACAGGCGTTTTTAGAGTAAAAATAATAAATACTCTCAGTACACATGGGAGAGGATAGTAATATGAATAATAATATGGATAAAGAAAAACTAATCAAGTTTGGCATTTATGCAGCAGCCGTAGTAGGACTGGCAGCATTGCATATTGTGGGGTTACCATTATGGACAATCGTTACACTGAGTCTATTTCTCGGGATTTGCGTATGATTACAGGAACATTGATCGCGGGTGTAAGTGCAACCGTGGCAGTACTGGGTTTTGCATTTTCACGATATCGTGAGTTTAAACAAGATACCGAAGCTCTGGAACGTCGCATTGGTGATTTGCAATCTGAGCAGAAGCTATTGAAGCAACGTTTAGATAAAATCGAAAATGAACAGGTTGTATTAGAATCTGAACTGAAAAACGTTCAGATGAAAATCAACGAAATTGATGTGAAACTATCACGCGTATTGACCATTTTAGAATTGCAGCATGAAAAACAACAAAGGCCAGCATAATAGCTGGCCTTTGTTGTTTTATTGGTTTGTAACCCAGTACAGCATTTGATCAATACGGTTCGGGGTCTGTTGGTACAACTTGCTGTTTTTCAGTTCTGCAATGGCAGTAGCATAATTGCGGTTCTTCAGTGCTGCAATATGTTTGATGAACTTTGAATACCCAGCTTTACCCAACTGGAATACGAGAATAGAAACTAATGCATTCCAGCGTTCTGGTAAATCCAGATTAAATGAATCAGCATCACGTTTAGCCTTCTGGTAATCGACCAGCAGTAATTGATCGGCTTGCTGTTCTGTGATGCCATTTACGAATTTACCACGTTCACTAGCCTTAACAAGATGACCGTACCCGATAGTTTCAAAACCTTCAGAATCTTTATAGATATGGAAAAGGCCATTTCTGAAATACTTCATTTTGGTCTGGTATTGTTTAGTGCCCTCAAGTTTTTTCAGTAACTCGATTACGTCTGTTTCGATGCTCATTTTGATGTTTCCTCATAAATATGTGTATGAATGTATTTATCAAGGAGTGATAAAAATGGCGTCAAATGACGAAATGAAATGGGCAATGTGGTACAGAGATGAAGATTTCATCCCAGAAGAAACGGCGTGTTTCGTATATATAATCCAGTTTCCGAACAGCGGCGAATTCTATATCGGTCAGAAACGAGTATGGAAATCAGTTAAAAATATCTCAGAGATTAAGCCGGAGAGTAAACAATCGAACTGGAACGATTACACCAGTTCCAGTAAATCAGTGAATGAAATGATCGAAGCGGGTGAACCGTATAAAAAGAGCATCCTGGCCTGTTTCCCAACATACGCCGAAGCATTGCATTGTGAATCAGCAATTATTTGTATGCTGTGTTCACAGTGGGGCAGTTTGAATAAAGCATTAATGGCGAAATTCAAATTCACGGCGGGTATGGATAAGGAACACATGCAGAAGATTCGAGAGTTATTAGAGGACTTAACATGATTGAGTTAATCAAAGGATTGATCAGTAAATTGGTGGGTAACTCAGTTGTGAAGAAAATAGACAATTCACAGACTACTGGTAGTGATGGTCAGGTGACTACGAGTAAGACTGAAGGTAAGGCACAGGACGCGAACTGGAAACATTACATTGCATACGTGTTGGTGTTCCTGGTTGTATACAACTACGTGATCATTCCGGTGGTACTGGCAGTGTTCGGTGTATGGTTGCCACCTGTAGTACTGGACGATGTGATCAAGATGCTAGTACTAATTTTGAGCGGGGTCTAACGGTGCAGTACTGGCAAGTTCAGTCTGATTATGACGGCATAAATGTTTGAACTATGCCGCCATAATCAAAATTACACTGGTTCGGTTGCTGGTACATACTTAAAGTACTTGTTCACTATCTCAGCAATTCCAGTTTCTGTATTGTCGCCAATTACAAGATCGGCATTTGCTTTGATCTCATCGGCAGCATTTCCCATTGCTACGCCTAAACCAGCAGATTTGAGCATACTGAGATCGTTAAAATTATCCCCAAACGCGATTACCTGGTTCATAGATAAACCCTGCGATTCTACCCATTGTGCTAATCGCTTACCTTTGCTATTTCCCACTTGTGCTATATCAACCTGGTCATGCCATGACCATTCACATACAAGTCCCAGTTCACGCTCTACGATCTGACCGAATTTTTGTAATTTGACTGTATCAGTATCAGTGAGGGCGAACTTCCAGATCCCGGATACTGCATGGGCTGCTTCACGTAGCGAAGTAACCTGTTTAAATACCGGACGTTGTGATTCTGGCAAGGATTGAGACCATTTTTCAGTACGAATGATATGCCCCGTGGGTTCTGTATAAAACATGGCATCATCGGCATACATCAAACTGTGAACATTGTAACTATCAAATAGGTCAATCAACTGTGTTGCCTGGTCTGGATGTAATGGATCAGACGTAATAACTCTCTGTTCATGATAATCGTACAGCAACGCACCGTTACAGCAAATTGCAGGGGTTTCCAATTCTAACGCCTGATAAAAAGGGTGGATGGCACAATGATGACGTCCAGTGACTATCACCACTTTTGCACCACTCTCGCGTGCACGTCGTAATGCTAATAGGGAATCAGGCAGGATTGTTTTTTGTGGCGTTAACAGCGTGCCATCTAGATCAAGGGCAATTACTTGATAGTTCAT